AATGGGAAAGAAACGAAGATTGATATCGGCTTATAAGAAATTTAAAGCCAAGCACTCAAATCATCCAGTAATTCTACATAATTTAGACGAAGCCGAAGAATTAAAGATAGAAGAACCAGTCGTTGAGGCAAAAGAGGAGCCAGTAATTGTAAAAGAAGAAGAAATCGAAGAACCTCCGAAGCCAAAGGTGAGAAAAAAGAGGGCACCTCGAAAGAAGACAGCAAAGAAAGAAAAATAGATAAACACATCTTTATTAAAGAACCCCCGGTACCGCCGGGGGTTTCTCTTTTTATAAACTATTTACACTAGCGGGAGATCTACCGAATGCCAATGAATATAAGTCCTAAGTCAGCCACCAGTACAGTAGTACTAACTAAAACAGGAAGCGCATCAAGTGTCGCAGCAGCGGTTCCATTTGGAATGTACACCGGCTCCGCTGATTTTTTAAGTGGTGCGGCTCTACAGGTAAATTACGTATATAAAAAACTCGGCGGGGATGTTGTAGACATTGAATTGACTCCCGCAAATGTTTATTCAGCCTACGAAGAGGCAGTTTTAGAATATTCCTATATTGTCAACCTTCATCAAAGTAAAAATGTGTTATCGGATGCTTTGGGCAATTCAACTGGCACGTTTGATCATTTAGGGAACATAAAGGGTGGTCATTCATTGTCGTCTAGTTTGGGAGGCGATCACGTAGCGTTGAAATATCCCAGAACCAAATTCTCTATTAGTAGAAAAGTTGGGGACGGGCTGTCTTCCGTGGCTGGTTTTGGGGGGACGATTAGACAATATTCAGCATCTTTTTCGCCCGTACAGGATCAACAAGATTATGATTTACAAGCAATTATAGAAACAGCCGGTACGTCGGGTAAAGACGATGGAGGAAATGTGGTTCCCTTCTCCGGAAAAATAAATGATAAGCGTGTCATAGTCACAAAGGTTTTCTACAGGTCTCCAAGGGCTATGTGGCGCTTCTATGGCTATTATGGGGGCGTAGGTGTCGTAGGCAACTATTCAACATATGGACAGTTTGCAGATGATTCAACATTTGAAATTATTCCAACATGGCAGAACAAAATGCAAGCCATTATGTATGAAGATTCAATTTATACAAGAACCTCTCATTACGCATATGAACTTAAAGACAATAGATTAAGATTGTTCCCAACTCCAAGTTATTGGGGATACGACGAGCAAGATCGAATTTGGGTTCAATTTTATGTTGAAGATAATATATGGGATGATGCAGATAGATATAAATCAGGAGTCGATGGTATAAACAATATGAACACATTACCATTCGATAATATTCCATATATTAACATTAATGCAATCGGTAAACAGTGGATTAGAAAATATGCTCTCGCACTTTGTAAGGAAATGCTCGGACAAATCCGTGGCAAATTTACAACAATGCCAATTCCTGGTGAAAGTGTCACATTAAATTATTCTGAATTATTGACACAAGCAAAAGATGAGCAGGACACATTAAGAACCAGTTTAACAGAAATGCTTAAGGAAATGGAATACACAGAGCTAGCTAAATTGGATCGCGAAAAAACAGAATCCGCTGAAGCTACCTTTAAGGCGTCCCCCCTTCCAATATATGTAGGATAACAATAAATGTCTGATGAATGGAAAAGACCAACTGCGCCTCCACCCCCTCTTTTCTTTGGAGAAAAAGAGAGGAATCTTGTCAAACAAGTTAATGATGAATTAATTGAAAAAGTCATTGGCCAGCAAATTTTATATTATCCCATTGATATTGAAAGAACAAATTTTCATGAATTATATGGCGAGGCAATCGAAAAAACATATTTACCTCCCATAAGAGTGTATGCTTTGGTGGAATTTACGGATTATTCTACCACATACATGGAAGGCATGGGAATCGATAAGTCTTGGGAAATTAATGTTCATTTTCACAAGAGGAGATTAGAAGAAGATCAAAATTTATATGTTCGCGAAGGTGATTTTGTTTTGTATGGAGAATATTATTACGAGATAGTTAAATTAGCAGAACCTAAACTTTTGTTTGGTCAAGCGGATCATGCTTTTGAAATTTCTGCAAGATGCATGAGGGCGAGGAAGGGAATATTTGATGCTACCTAATAATTTTGATTTTGCAATGATGCCAGTTGGTGATTACGATTTGAAAGAAGTAGGAATGCTTTCATCGACCATAGAATCAATAGATTATGCTATAATGTCGTGGATAAAAGAGGATTTAAGACTAAGCGCCAACACAAATGAGGGATTTAATAAAGTTCCAGTATTGTGGCAAGCACCAGAAAGGGCTTTTCAAGTTAAAAATGAAAAATCTTTGAGAGATGATGCTGGGGCTCTAAAATTACCATTAATTGGTGTTGAGAGAACTGGAATCGTAAAAGATCCAAATCGTAAAGGTTCCTATCAGGCACATCTTTATTCTGAAGACAAGAATGGAAGAACTGGTCGCCTGGTTATAGCAAGAAAAATAGTTCAAGATAAAACACGTAATTTTGCTGTTGCTGGCGGTGTGCAAACTCGCGAAAGATCGGGTGGCAAGATACAAAAGTTTTTTCCAAGAATAAATAAGAAAATTGTAATTAAAAGCCTGTCAATCCCAATTCCTGTATATGTTAACATTGACTACAAAATTGTCATTAAAACAGAGTATCAGCAGCAAATGAATGATTTATTGGCTCCGTTTATGACAAGAACCGGGCAAATTAATTCTTTTGTAATGAGGAGAAATGGGCACTTATATGAGGCATTTATAGATCAGGGATTTACACACAATAATAATGTTTCAAATCTCGGAGAAGATCTAAGAATATTCACATCTGAGATAACTATTAAGGTTTTGGGTTATTTAATAGGCGAAGGGGAGAACGATGATAGACCACTGGTACGAGTCGAGGAGAATTTTGTTAAAATCACATTCCCACAAGAAGGAATTGTTGAGGATCCGGACGGATTTGTGAGTATCACATCCTGAAGTGAAAGTTCGCTTTTCTTCTGTATTTGAGCGCCTTTTGAAGTTCAAAATACTATTTAAACTATGATTGTACTGCAATTAAATCCCATTATTTAAGAGAGGAACTTAAGAATGTCAGTAAAAAACTTTAAATTTGTATCTCCTGGGGTGTTCATCAATGAGATTGATAACTCCTTTATTCCAAAATCTCCCGAGGCAATTGGTCCCGTAGTAATCGGTCGTTCTACGCGTGGGCTTGCTTTACAGCCCGTAACAGTCAAATCATATTCTGATTTTGTTGAAATGTTTGGTGATACGGTGCCTGGCGGCGGAATTGGTTCCGGTGATATTTCTCGTGATGGAAACTTTCAATCACCAATGTATGGTACGTATGCGGCAAAGGCATTTTTAAAAGCAGGCGTTGCTCCTCTGACGTTTGTTAGACTGCTTGGTCAGCAATCAAGCACCAGCAACACTGGTGATGCAGCCGCTGGTTGGAAAACAACAGTAAATCCAACCGGGGCTCCTACGACCAACGGTGGGGCGTATGGTTTGTGGGTTTTTACTTCTGGTTCCGATAATGTTTTGGGCACGGGAAGTCTTGCAGCAACTTTTTATGTTTATAATAAGTCTGAAATTTATTTGAGTGGCGCCGTTCGTGGAGGATCCATGGGTGGAGACATTACCTTGTCTGTAACTGGCGCCAATAATGTCGTTATTGGAACTGACTCAGATAATCTTTTCACCGTTTATATTAGTGGCGCAAATGCTGGACCGAAAACAGTTAGATTTGGTTTTGATGATTCCAGCGATACATTCGTGCGCAAGCGGTTTAATACTAATCCGCAGTTTTGCAGCACTCCTGGCACCTTCTTTGCCGTCGCTTCTCAGCAAGATTATTGGCTGGGGGCGAGTTTCGAGCAGGAACTCCGTGATGCCTCCCTGGTTGGGGTCGCCACACAGGCCGTTCTCCTCCCGATTGCAAAAGGATCAGATGTGACAGTGGGCCCACAGAACATGCTAGCGCAGGCTACCAAGGAAGGACGAACTGGCTGGTTTAT